GCAATGGGAGGTGATTGGGATGATGATGGTACTAAGGATTTACATCAAAGTTGGGTAGGAAGAAAAATGTCTGGAATTATTAATAGGATTTATAGAGAAGTTGCAGTTTTTGCAGATCCTAGAGAGCTTGCGGGTCCTAGATCTTCAGGTATTCCTTTATTATCTTTAGCTCAAAATGGATTAAAATTTACAAGTAATTCTTTAGATGAGTTAAGAGATACGTTTTTTGGAGAAGATAGTCCAAGAGATAGAACACCTGCAGGATACTATACTTGGAAGTTTGTACCAGGGTTACACGGTATTGTGCAAATGGCAGAAATATATCCACAAGATAAAATTGTAAAATAAGCAGCTATATCAGAGAAAAAGGGGGGAAGTTAAAAGGGGGTATTAACCCCCTTTTGTTATGGCCATATTACTACTATATTATCTGTCATTTCTTCTCCATCGCCATTTTAAGTAATAACAAATATCCAATCAAATCATCAACAGTGTCTTCTGTTTGATCATTTATTCCTTTATTACTTATTCTAGCTATTTTATCATCTAATCTGCAACATAAAGATTCTACTGCATCTAATTTACTAAAAATATTTAAAGGATTTAAAGCACTGTTTCCGTAAGCTTTATTTTTTTCTTTTAATAAATTAGTAATTTGCTCAGTAACTTTATCAAGATGCCAAGAAAAGTCTGCTGCTGCAGGGACTTTCCAAGGATCTTTATTTCGTTCAGTATCCCAATAAAGGTCATTCTTATTATAGTTGTGATATTCACCGTGTGTAGAAGTCATAGTATAAGGTTTACCAAATTCTAATCCTTCTGGAACAGACATTTTTACTTTTTTCTTCATATCTCGTCAAAATTGTTTTTTATTGTGTCTCCATTAAGGAATTCTAATTGTTGCTTTGTATATCTCCATTCAATTGCGTCTTCCTTTAACATATCATTAGCTATATTAAAATGCTTACATCCTATAAATTTCTTATCTTTATCTTTGATCGCATAGTAATCTTTAATAGGATGCTCTGCTTTTAGTATATGGTTATTTTTATGTATATATTTTTCATATTTTTGAGCGTGTGCTCCCCATAACATATAAATTACATTAGGTTTAAGTTGAGAGAAATCTGATATAAATCTTTCTGTAAACTGTTCCCATAAATCTAAATGCGATCCTGGAGCTGCGTGAATAACAGTTAATGATGTGTTTAATAATAATACACCTTGTTTTGCCCAATGCTCTAAATTTTGATTAAAAGGTAATGCTATTAAACCCACATTAGTTTCAATCTCTTCTATTATAATCTCTAAACTAGGACTTATGACTTCACAGTGTGTTGGATTTGCAAAAGCTAATCCTGTTGCTGTCCCATCATGATATGGATCTTGACCTAATATCACTATTTTGGTTTTTTCTATAGGACATAATGAAAAAGCTTTCATAATATCAGATCCTTTTGGGTATACTTCTTCTCTTTTTAAATCTTTTTTAATGGCACTTTTAACGCCCTTAAAATAATCTGATTGTAAAGTTTTTTCTAAAACTGGATACCAACCTTTAAGTTGATTCTTTAAAATTGTGCTCATAGTATATATTTTTTTTATTAATATTATAAATCTCTTCCTTTAATGTTGGAATGCTGTATAGCTCAGAAGACTCATCTATTTTAGCATTTAATGCATATTCCATTCTTTCTCTTCTTTCTTCGCTTTTAAACAGTATACCTCCTAATCTATCTTCTATGTCTTGATCATGAAAATCTAATACTTGTAGTTTATAATCTGTAGACATTCTTGAATATTGTCCTTTTAAAAACCGTGTAAAATCTTTTCTGTGTGAGGGTGGAACCCTGAAAATAAAAACTATATAATCTTTAAGATCATATGCTTTTAGAAAATTTCTAAAGCTAATCAATGCGTTTTCAAACTTAGCAAATAGTTTACTATTACTATCTTGATACACTAATACTATACAATTTTTATCTTCACTAGTTCCTATATAACAATTTTCTAATAAAGCATCATATAGAAATAATTGCTTACTACCTCCTAACATAGGGAGTATAAACTCAGACGATTTGTTCTTCCTCTTCTTTTTCATATTTATAAAAAACAAGATCTGATAAGTCTAATCCAGTTTCTCTTATCACATCTTCCTTGGTTTGCAGCATATAAACAAGCTTATGTGTCTCTGCAAATTTACTAATTCCTTCTGACATACCAAACTTTTCTATATATTTATTTAAAACAATAGCAGGCATATCTTCTACTTTTACGTCTTTTAATGCTGCTTCTGCACTTTTTGGACCTACTTTTGGTATACCTGTTATACCATCTGTAGAGTCTCCCATTAACATTTGTTTCCATAAAAAGTATGTTGCTCCTTTAGTATCTTGCACTATAGTCTCTGCTTTACCATAGTTATAATGTATTCCAGCATTTTGATATAGAACATCTTTATCTGGACTACATATTACTGTATAAGGACTATGATATATAGAAACTAAATCATCTGCTTCTAATGCAGAAATAGAAATACAATTCCATTCTTGTCTTAAATATTCCTTAATTGCAGGAAATATAATAGGTTTATTACCATATTTTCTATTACCTTTATAAGGCCTACTTATAGCTGCTGCATATCTAAAACATCTGCCTTGTGTAAGAAAACCTGCATAATGTGTAGCTCCTGTTTCTATTAACATTTGATTAATGCGAGAATCTATTCCTTCTAATGCTTCTTCTAGTGTAGGCTTTCCCATTTCAAAATAGATAAGACTATCTGCGTCTATTAACGCTATTTTATTTTCCATTTTATAAGTTTTATATAATATAAAGGAGTGAGGTGACGTTGTCTTAGTAGGATCTCTTCCATACCTCTCTCCTCATATATTACCAATTAAACACAGTTACAGTGAGTTTATCTCCGCAACTTCCTTGTCACACTGAGCTTTGCGTTCAGATCTCTCTTCAACCGCTTTTGCTCTCATATCATCCCACTCTGCATCTGTCATAGCTGCATAACTAGAACTGTGATAAATTGAACCATTCACACCTACTAGGGATGAATGAACAAAATATTGCTTACATCTAATAGCTCCTGTATTATCATCTGGTACTGCTCCGATGTGCATAGGATCTACAAAGATATTGTGAATTTCTCCACTGTAGCAATTTATGTACATTAGACCACCAATATGAAGACCTTTAACACATGACTGTCTATCGTCAACGTTAACTTGGTCCCATGATGCTAGTCTATGTGTACATCCAACTTTAATAAAATGCTGAGGATTGCCAAAGCCATTAGCGCCTTCACAAAAGAATGCGTCTCCACTTGAGCCCATCATAGATGGTTCAAATAATCTGTCTTCTACATGCTCTGGTAATCCATCGCCTTCTATTTCCCCGGTGTCAATATTGAACGTGCGTTTATAGCGGCTCTCTGATTCACCAGTTTCTTGGTCATACTTATGAAGCACTTCTCTAGAGACTTTGTAACCGTTGAGTAATCCCTCATGGGTGATTTTCATTTGGTACATTGTTGCTCTTTTAGAAGCTGCTTCAGTAGTAAGACCTTGCTCCATAAGATCTTCTTTCAGTTTAGGGTGAACATATTGCATATTCACAAAATTAAAGAATCTCTCACAGAAATCGTTTCCGTGACCTTGTTTCATCTTTCTCCACAAGATTGGGTTACGTAACCATCTAGTCCACATCTTAACTAAGGGCATAAAATCTACCTCTTTATCAATAGAATCAAATATTCTATCCACTAAAGCTTGAGGCATAGGTATCGTAGATACCACGCTGTCGTGCTTAAGGAAGAATTCTCCTGTTGATTTGTTAACATGAATAAATTCACATTGTGTTTCAATAGTTTTAGTATAATCTACAACACATAACGGAGCAAACTCTTCCATTACTTCATTGTATTCTTCTACTGTAGTTACACCTTGAGCTTTATGGTCAAGTTGTTTCATTCTTTCATATAGCTCATCACTATAATCAACTGTAAAAGCTTTGTCTCCATAGCTCCCACAGATTTTTTCGTCTATTACATTTAATGTAATCATAAATAAATATTTAATTGGTTAAAAAATATACCGTATTTTATTCCACGGTATTTTGGAATTGTGTAAATTTATAAATCGTTTAATAAACTCAGACTTATGTCCTAGTTTATATCTAATATTTTCTCCCCCATACTGTGAAGTTTTTGGTTCCTGCATTGCAGGCATCCAAAGATCTTCTTCACTTTTTGGGTGAGCATTCATATTATCTGTATGTTTTTTAAAATTGTGCGTTAAAAATATACATTCTGCAAACACTGTCTCTTGGTTTCTTACATAAACATTTAGTAATTCAAATAAGTAAGTGTAATCATCTAGCCACCCATCGTATACAATGATAGGACTAAAATTTACGTGCACGTCATATCCTGCATCTATAAATCTATCTATAGCCTGTATTCTATCTATTATAATAGAAGTATTAGGCTCGTGTAGAGTTGCTTTATTTTGAGGCATTAGACTAAATCTAATTCTTATTTTACCTTCAGGGTTAAATTTAAGTAGATTTTTATTTACATATTTAGTTGCAAAAGAACCCATAGCTATTGGGTGATCTTTAAAGAATTCAAATATTCGTTCCCAATCATGGTATTTAGCATGTAGTGAAAAATCTTCATTACAACTGATGTCATATGTTGTGAATTCAGGATGTGTTTGATTAGGTTTTTCCACTGGTGTGAAATACGCATGATTATTAACCGCAGTTAATATATCACCCGCATTCACAGCAATAGACAATCCCTCTGCTTTATGTCGTTTCATATAACAATATGAACAATCATACAAGCATCCGTAGCCAAAACTAGGACTTATAAAATCCGTGGATCTACCAGAAGGACGTATTATAAACGT